TTTCATAATCACTAAGTATTAATTTTTCTTCTTCTATAATTGCTTTTAAGTTTATACACCCAATCTTTTTAACATTCTTGGACATTTTCACGCCCATTTGAGTCTTTTTGCCGGAAAATCCTTGACAAACAATCTGTCCTGCTCTCCCCCTCATTGAACACATTAAAACATTTGGGTATTCTAGATCATAGTGTAATGCAGCTGCAACTTGATCTCCGACATCATTTACCTCACAAAGTAAATATGCATTATTATATGCCTTCCCTGCATCTTTGATAATATATGGAAACATCATTGGTTTTATTTCATTATTTCTATATTTTGCAACTACTCTATATGGAAATGTAGTAATATCAAAAACAACAAAAGCAGAATAATCTATCTCTACACCTCTTGCGACATCAACCGTAATTACATATTGATGATCATCTATTGGGTCTTCGTGGACATCAAGACCAGCATTTGATTTTATTGGTCTATCTTGAGTTAATGTCGCAAGTTTTGCACCAGAAATTAGAGTATCAACTGACCCCAAAAATTCACACTCAAACTCCTGTCGCCACTGAGATTCGCTAGTGTTGGCGATGGTTGTCTTCTTAAATTCTTCGTCTCTTCCTGGAACATCAGTCCAAAATACTTCAATTGGAACATACTCATTTTTTGCTTTTTTTGCGTCATCCCACAATTTATAGAAATGATTTAGTCCTTTTGGTGTCGAGACGACAATTACCTTCGAAGACTTACCAGAAGTAATTGTAGGATATACAGAACTAAAGAATGAATCCGCAACCTGATTCGGAACGAATGCAAATTCGTCCAGGAAAATGATATTATAAGTGCTACCACGAACAGAAGATGCAGAAGTAGAAGCAGCAAAGATCTTAGATCCATTCTCAAGTTCTAGTGAGCCTTTATTCCATGAACAAATACCTTGCTGCAACCACTTAGGAAGGTTTTCATAACCAGTTTGAAGACGACCAAGAAGGTCTCTAGCTGTTTGTGCTTTGTTTGCTAGAATTGCAATATTGACATTATCATTAAAGATTGCATAATGAAGTAGATAAGAAACTACGGTTGTCGATTTTCCCGACTGACGCGGGAGTTTGCAAATGTTAAAACGATTTTCATGAAAAGAATTCAACATCCTTTCTTGAAACGGATACATTTCAAATGGTTGCAAACCATGATCCAAGGTCACAATTTGTATATAATTAGTTGCAAAATATACAGGGTCTTGAGCACATTTTATAAATTCGACAATTTGCTCATCTGTAAATTCAATTTGGGTATTTGCTTTTTTAAGCAGGGGATTACCCAAATAATGTTCTTCGGCCATAATAATTTAAATTTAGTTTAACGGCAATTCCAGCGTCTACGAGCTTTGCATATTGGTTTATCTGGAGTAGAGGTACAATCTATATTATGCATATTTTTTTGTCCCTCAGAACGAGAACAAAAAGATCCTTGCCGTTTTTTTCTACTTCCAGTTGGATTTGGCTCGGTTACTGCAGTTTTTAATTTTGAGCCTGGATTTTCTCGACGATAGGTGTCAACTGCTTTTTGGCTCATACCATCAGTTTTATCACTACGATTTACTTTTTGCCAATCTTCCCCAATAGTCCCATTATTCATGAGATAGTTTTTAGATTTTTTGTCTGGAACTTGAATAATAGGAACATTACTTTGTACCGCACATGGAGCATAAGTAACTACTTTGCAACCTGGATATACTTTATTAGCTTCATCTGCAATTTCTCTACGATTGGGGATTCTTATTTGCGGAAAAAACATTTGAATATTGTAGTACTTGGCTCTCCACATAATAGTTACAGACATATTATGTCCGTTTTTCTGTGGCATAATTGCTTCATCTATTTTAATACAAGAATCTTTTTCAAAGTCCGCTTTATTTGGGTCTTTTTTGTAGCCATCCCAACATGGATTATTCTTTTTGGATTTTTTTGCTTCTTTGATCAATGGGTCAGCGCCAATAAGATCGATAAATTCATAAGAAATATTACCAAACATATCTCTTACAATTTTACTTTCTTGTTGTGATTCCACTTTCTTGAGTTTTGTATAGTAATTTGGGACTTCATCTAAATGCTGTAATGCGGTAATTCTTGCATCAGTTTCATCTGAAGTATGTTCTTTCTCAACTTTCATTCCCATTTTTAATTGAGCTTTAATTGACTCTAATGAGACTCCATGCTTTTTTGCTATTTCTTCTGGAGTTTTATATGATTGTACTGGACCTTTTGGATCTTTTTCTTCGTGCATAGACGAACAATCTTTATATCCGTGCTCAGGACACTTTTTTCCTTTTTTTGTTTTATTACATCCACATCCCATTTCCGAAAGAATTTGATCTACTAAGGATTTTTCTTCTCTTTGAGTTGGTCTTTTGTATGGGGGTAGATGCTCATATTTTTTGGGAAGTGCAGCTCCGGTCCCTCCCAATTTTTTTGCGATATTACTCGCTGCTTGTTGTTCGCCTTCTGGTGTTTCTCCCGTTAATTTCTTTGAAACTAAATTTCCTCTTCTTATATTTTTATCTTTTGCGATATCAAAACTAATATCTTTATTTTCATCTAACTCCTGATCTCCCTGAAGATATTCAGTAGCAGAATCGATATAATCTGCTGCTCTGGTAATTTTTGATTGTACCCAAGCAGGAAGTTGAGTATCACTATTTTTAATGACTTTTCTTAGGTTTTTTATTGACCTTTCAATAGAATCTAGTTCAATTCTTGCCATATAGCCTTCATCATCTTTTTTCTTGCCACTAGCAATTTCTTTGTGATCTTCGTTGATTCTTTTCATTTTTATTAGTCAATAAAAAGCAATTTATTTCTATTTATCACCATTAACATTTTTTAGCTGGCTCTTTAGCATTTTTGATAACTCTGCTGTTGAACCAACAAACAAAGCATTAGTGACATTAGTTGGACCTCTTTGCTGTTTTGTTTCATCTAATGCCTTTATTTTTTTCTGAAGATCCATAAGTTTATCGGTAGCATCAGAAACATTTTTGATTAACTGTCCAACAACTTCATACGCTCTTGGTGCATCAGTTTCTTGGGCTAATTCTAAGACATTATTAATTGCTTCTTGACCTTTTTCTATAATTGAATACAAATTACCACGAGTGTACTCATAATCTTTTCTGATATCATCAATTAAAGTTTCTTTTTTTGTTACAATTTCTTTTGGGGATTCCTCTGCTATTTCTGGGTGAATGACTTCATCCGAATTATCATCTATATTAAATGTTTCATTTAGTTTTTTATATTTTTTAGTCATTCTCATGTCAACCTCCTATCAATCTAAAGAGCCAGAAAAACCAAAATCGTCGCCAGGCTCTATCAATAAATCATCAGCTGTAGTGATTAATTTAACATCAGAACCAGATACATGAGAAAGAATTGCAGTTGAATCCTGTCCTCTTCTTACAGTCAATGTATTACCAGAGACAGACTCAACATAAAATTCTTCTTGATTGATATCAATATAAGAACCAGAAATAATACCAGATGCATTAACCACATCAATTAATGTGTCTGATTTTTCTATATCTTTTGCTACTGTAGTAGTTACAGTTCCAGTGTAATTCTGAATTGCGCGAGGCTCCACACTGTAGGTAACTTCTCTTCTAGCAACTCCAGACGCCTCACCTGCAGCAAATCCAAGAGATACTTTTTTAATAATTTCACTTGAAACTGAATTAGAAGAAACTGGACCAAACAAATATGTTTTTGCTGTAAATTTTAAGGTATATATTAATGCTCTACGCTCAGTGTAATCTCCCTCATAATTATCTGTCATTGATATATTATCTAGAACTATAGGTATATCTCTTTTTTCTCCAATTTCTTGGATCAAATCTACAGTTAAATTGTAATTTGGTTGAAAATATGGTAATATTTGTTCGACTATTTGGAGCATGTCATCATTAAGTTTAGTCATAATGCTCAGTTCAAAATTTAAATTATAAGGAACTGGAAGATATGCTTTTTTTATTTGATTATTATTTAGATCTCTAGTTAAAAAAGTCTGAGTTGTAGTTAACTTTCTTGTTGTATCATAAGACATGCCAATCAGTTCAAATGACATTCTTGGTAAATTCATTTGAACTGGTTTGTTTAATTCAGGAACTTGCTCTAATCTTGCTAAGAATTTTTGGGTTGGACCGTAAGATAGTGGAACTCTGATAGAACTTTTTATATTTCCAGCATCATCTTTATGCTTAACGCTAATTGCATTAAACAAAGTACCGAAAGAAACTACTGTCTTTCTTATTATTTCGTGATAAAAATATTCAAACATGTTAGGAAATCCTTATAATATTATTTAACAATTTACCTATTTAGAAACTATGGAGTTCCAAAAGGATTACTTTCACTAAAATCAATAATCGTATTAGCTTCTATTTGAATTTCTTTATTTTGAGCAAATGGGTCAACTAAGTTATCGATTTCTGTCTTTTTAATTTCATAACTTGCACTAGATGCGGAACCAACAAGTGTTTCTCCGGGTATAAAATCTCCAGTGATATTTGAAAGCTCTAATTTATTTGTGGCCGCATTCCAAGATTTTACTCTTGCAGTATAACCAGAGGAAGATCCAACGACAGTTTCATTGTATAAGTAAGTACCATATCCAACCATATATGGATTTTGAATCTGTATAATAGGCGCTTGTGTGTATCCAATTCCAGTAGTTACAATTCCAATTCTGGTTACCACACCATTTGTTAAAATTGCTCTTGCTTGAGCTGAAATAGTAGATGAACCAATAAATTGTACTATTGGCTCTTGTACATATCCAGAACCACCATTGGTGACAGTTATAATTCCAACTATCCCATTCCCAATAGATGCAACTGCAGTAGCACCTTGTCCATCTCCACCATAAAAAGCAACTGTCGGTGGAGATGTGTAGCCATATCCTGCGTTAGTAATTTCTATCCCTTGAACCCTAAATCGACTAGAATCTGGCTCACACAAGTCAACAATTCCACCAATCATTGTTGCAATACCAGTTGCAACTTGTCCAGATGCTGGTGGTGAAAACCTAACTGTTGGGGGAGTTTTATATCCGTCTCCACGATTAGTTATTTGTACAAATGTTACGCCACCATTTACTATAGTAGCTGTGGCAGTGGCGGTAACTCCAGCACCAAGCATATCAAATGTCTGAATATATCCTTGTTGTTGGACATTATCATCAATATAATCTATTCCAGTATCAATTAGTTCATCTTGATATCTGAATAATTCACATCTTAATGTATAAACATAAGTTTTTTGTAGTTGATAAAATGGGAGTTCATGCTCCACAAATTTAATTTCAAACAATCTGTCACCAAGTGGAAAATAAATGAGATCACCTTCTTTTGGTCTTGTAGATAATTCTACATCAGGTTGTTCTTTAATGAGTGGCGAAATATAAGTTTCAAATCTTTCTTTGGAAATGATCAGTGTTAAATCATTGTATGGTTGGACTCCAAATTTTGTTAGAAGAGTTCCTGCACCTTCATATCCTTCGTAAGTGTCCACATAAGCTTCTATTGGATATGCACCATCAAATTCGGACTCTATAACTTCTTTTATGATTGTTTTCTTTGTTATATATTTTCTTGGAATGTAATGTACATCAACTCCGTAGATTTTTAACTGTTCGTTAATTAAATCTTGTATTAATCCTTGTTCTGATTTTGATCCCTGAAGAAAAAATGGATTTAACATACTTAACCAATAAGATCTAATGGGGGAATCTCATAAGTACTTGACATTCTCTCCATAATGATGTCAATTTCTCGCTGAGCATCATCATAAATTGGTCTTCCGTCCAATTCGACGCCGCCGGGAAGTTTAACTCCTCTAAACTTAATTAAATTCTGACCCCATTGCCTTTTAATGAGGGCAGTTAAATACTGCTTTAAAAATGAATCATTCCAGACTTTAGTTGATTCTGCTGGATTCAATGCCCTGTAGCAATCAATAACAATAACTTGACCAACTGTCAAACTTGCCCAATCTATATCTAAATATAGCTTATCTTCTCTTTTATTGAATCTAACTTGTTTTTGTGTTGTGAGTAACCAGTTTAAATCTTCAAGATATGTTTTTACCATAGAATAAGTTAAAAGCTCAGTCGAT